TCCAAAAATTGCAACTGAGTTTTCATCCTTTGTAAAACAAGTAGATCGAGAATTACGAAAAGAGGGTAGGGAAGATGAAATTTTAAGTGATCGCTATTTAGAACTTCTTGATGAGTTTACCGAATCTATTAAAACAAATAGAACTCGAGATGGATATGCCACATCAAAGGTTGGTGGAGTTAGAAATAATTTCTCTAATGGTAGTAACAATACAATTAAAGTTACACTTACTGAATTTGATAAGAATTATGCTAAGAATCTGGGTATTAGTGAAAAAGAATATCTTAAATATAAGATTGAAGATATTAAAGAAACAAGAGCAAAGAGTAGGTAATTATGACTGATGAAAGAAAATCAAGAGCTTCTGAGGGAAGAAAATTTGAAGGAAGAACCACAAGAGATGGTGGATCTAACTATAATATGAACTATGTTAGCAGTACTGATATACCAGATCATGTTAAGAAAGAGGGATTTGATTATTATTGGGAAAGAACATCTATAAGAGGTCAAATTGATTCTGCGTTAGACGCTGCTATCCGCAGAAATTGGAATCCTGTGCCAGTTGATAGAGATCCTGGTAGATTTAGTGATGTGTTGGATAGAAATCCATTATCTCGTAAATTTATATGCCAAGGTGATGTTATTTTACTTGAAAGAGAACAAGTTATAAGTGATAATGAGAAACAAGCTAATTCTAAATTATCAATGGAAAGATTAATCACGTCACCAGCTTATAATTATAGAGATCCAATGAAACACTCAATAGGTTCGGTTAGATAATGGCATTTTATCCATCACAAGGCACTTGTCAGGAAATAAATCTAACTGCTAATATACAGTTAGATTATCCATATTCGGCAAATACAAATAATGTTACAGTTACTGATGTAATTGATGTATCAGCAACTGTACTTAATTTAAATATTTTCTTGCCAGATGCCACATTAACTAGTAATGGATTTTCTATCACGTTTAATAATGTTGGATCAAATACTTTTAATATTGTTTTAAATGATAGGGTAACAACATTAACAACTATTGCTCAAGGCGCAGTTGTGGCCATATATTTGTACGATAATTCTACTATTAATGGCAGTTGGCGTATTATTCCTTTTGGTGGTGGCACTAATGCAATATCAGCATTAACGCTAACTAGTTCTGATAACTCAATAATTGTAACAAATGGAGTGATAACCCCTCCAGGTGGAACAATTGGTGTTGAATTACCAACTATTATTTCATCAATACAAAGTTTAACAAATTATGTGCCTGGTATTGTGGTTGTAAACCCTAACAATCCATTATCTTGGGGAGTTATTGCGCTTAACAGTGGTTCTAACATAACAATCAACAATCCTGATGGCTCAACTGGTGATCCAGTAATTGACCTAAATGATACTATAACGCTAACACAAATCACAGCTGGTAATATAGTTATCAACAATGATCTAATAACAAATACAGATAGCGGTGGAGTTTTAAGTATAACATCGAACGGCACTAATTCTGTTCTTAATTTAAACAGTGTTTTAGTTGATACTCAAGGTGATATTAGCGGTGTCAATAATTTAACTATTGATGGTACATTTAAATCGCCAAATACTGCTAAAGCATGGTGTAGATTTTCTAATACTTCTGGATCATTGGCAACGTTAGCTTCATATGGTATTTCGGGGATAACTTATAATAGTACTAATTATCAATACACAATAAACTTTACACCCCCTATGGGTAATGTAAATTATGGTGTTTTTATAACTTGTGCTAACAATAATAGTACACCACCCCTTCAAACAAGATTAGGTTATGATGTTATTAGACAAACAACGTCTGTTACAATTGTTTTAACGGACAGTTCAGGTGAAATTTTACCAGATATTCCAGAGGGTGTGTCTGTTATGATTTTTTCTTTAAGTTAATGCGGAGTAGAGCAGTCAGGTAGCTTGCAAGAGTCATAATCTTGAGGTCATTGGTTCAAATCCAATCTCCGCAACCAAATATGTTGACATTATTAATTTATTTAGTACAATATCAATTAATAAAGTTTTACCATAACGTTAAGGGTGTCTTTGAGTTAAGCTTTTCCTCTGTAAAAAGCTATATCTACAGTATATGTAGGAAGTTAAAACTTCACGGGTTGATCTAACCTTTAATAGATAATTTTCAAAACAAAATATTTCTTAACAATTATATTTAAGGTAATAATATATGTCGTATGGCGTAAACAGTCCTTTCGGACTAAGAACTTATGGTCATTTAATAAGTGGTGTTGATGACATAAAAGTAAACAATGGTTATACTATAAGCCCTAACAGTTTGTCACTAAATAAAGGTGATCCTGTTATTTATACTATTTCAACAGCTCAATATGGAGTTGTTGCAGGTGGTTATCAAGGTCGTACTGCTGCAATTCAATTGTATAATCCAACTGTTGCACAAGTAGCTACAGGTGGAGCAGGTACTACTATATCACCAACAACTATCGCAGGTGTGTTTCAAGGGTGTGAATATTACACACCAAACGGCACTTATGTTGCTCAAGAATATTGGCAAGCTGGTACTGCAACAAATGGTAAGCCTGTGGTTGCATCTATTATTGATGATCCATATGTGGTTTATGATATACAATTATCAACATATTGTGGCGCACAGTTTGCACAATTAGGTAGATTTAGTGTATTACCATGTTTGCAAATAGAATCTGCCGCAGCTGGATGGCCTAATACTGGAACAGCGGCAGCAGTAGCTGGAGTTGTTGCTAATAGTGCTATTGTTGGAACTAATCTTGCATTATTAACTGGTAATAACGTTGCGGCAGCTGTTGGTGCTAACGTTACTGCGACTATGACTGGAATTACATTAAACGGTCAACCCGCGGGTTATGCTGATAACCCACTTATAGCTAACCAAGGTCTAGCCAATGGTAATCCATGGGGTATTTCTACATTTTATGCATGTCCATCAATCGCTGTGTCAAATGCTAACCCTGGATTAGTTGATGGTACTTGTGAATATGCAAGATCTGCAACAACTGCATTAACAGTATTAGGGTTTACTCCTGATCCAAGGAATATTCCAGGTACATTTGGTCAGCCAGGTAATGGTACAGTAGGTAACTATTTTAATACACCTTTCTTAAATGTATTGGTAACTATTAATAACCATGCTAAAAAACCAGGTATTGTTGGCGTTGTTCCAACTGCATAATATAAACAAAAATATAGGTAAAATAAAATGGCTATAAATACCGCATCGATTTACCCCTTGCTTAGACCTGGGGTAAAAGCAGTCATAGGTAACTATGATACTTATCCAGATCAATGGAAATCAGTATTTACTACTCACACTTCAGATAAAAAAATGGAGTTTGAAGATGAGTTTAAATCATTAGGCATGGCTCAAGTGAAAGCTGAGGGTGCTTCAGTTGCTCAAGATTCTATGAGTGTTAGATATCAAACTACGTATTTACACACTACTTATGGCTTATCATTTAGTGTTACTGAAGAAGCGATGAGAGACAATCTCTATAAAACAGAGTTCCCCCAACATTTAGTTGCTCTTAGAAATTCACTTAGAGCTGCAAAATCACAAGCTGCTGCTAACGTGTTTAACTTAGGATCCACTACTCAACTAACTTCCGATGGTGTTCCGTTTTTCTCAAATCTACATCCATTAGACAATGGAGCAGATGTTTCTAACTTAAGTAACGTTGCTCTTAGTGAGGTTGGGATTCAGAATGCTATTATTGGTATTCAACAATTCAAACAATTAAGTGGGATTCTAACTAATACAATGCCTAAAAAGCTTTTAGTTGGTCCTGCTAATCAGTTTGCAGCAAGTATCATATTAGGTTCTCAATACAGAACATCTGTTGGCAGTGGTGGAAATGGACAAGGCACTAACTATAGTGGTGTTAATGATATTAATGCTATTTACAATGATAGTTATTTGCCAGGTGGTTATACTGTTAATAATTATATTACATCACCGACATTCTCAGCTATTATTACTGATGCTGAAAGAGGTTTGATTCATTATGAGCGTGATAAATTAGAGCCTTGGAACTGGATGGACAATACTACTAGGGATATGTGGTTTGCTGCAAAAGAAAGATATTCTTTTGGAGTAACTAACTGGCGTTGTGCATATTGTATTTCAGTTTAGAGGTATAATATGGCTAATCATAGTAGAGCTTTAGCTGATATTCTTTTAAAAAACGCTCCTAAAAAGAGCGTTAAAAAAGAGGAAATTAAAAAAGAACCTAGTAAACCAAATAATAAAAAATAAATGACTATTTTTAGACAAGCGGCTAATATACCCACAGTAGCATCTAGTGTTGCCAATATTGGTACATTTGCAATTGGGGCAACTGGGAAATTGATATTAAATGGACCAATATCATCGGGTACAACAGGTCAAGTTTCCTTTATTAGTAATGGATATGCTTCAGGTCTAAGTTTTACTAGTGCTGGAAATATATCAGCTGCTAGTTTCACAATAGTCGGTACTTTTAACGGGGCAATTATTACAGAAAGCATAGTCGGTCCAAATGCAAACACAGTTTACACTAATAATTTGTTTCATACTGTTATTAGTATAAATATTAGTATAGCGGCAACAGCTGTATTTACTATCGGATCAAATTATAATGTTGCTGTAGTTTTACAAGATGGTAATAGTAGAATGGGCGATAGTCATTCTAATTATACTTATAGTGTATTGTTAAATTCTATTAGTGCTGCTGCTCAATGGGCAGCTGGTGGAGCAATAATATATGGGGTAGCCAATACTATCCCTGTGTCATTGCAAGCAACAACTTTAGCATATGCAGCACGACCTAGTAATTATTTTTCATTACCAGTTACTGGTGCTGCTTTAGCGGCTATTACACAAGCCCAATTGAACAATGGTGTTATTACTCAAACAACATACCCATATGCTGCGGTAATTGTTTATCTAGCTGTGGGGATTAATACAACTCCTGTCTCTATTGAAATAACACAGAGTTAGAGAGGTGAATAATGCCTTTAACCACATCTAATAGTTATAATTTTCAAGCTTTAGAAAATGACGAATTAATTTTAGAATGTTTTGAAAGATTAGGAATATCTGGTGAGCAATTAGTACCTGTAAAACTTAATTCAGCAAAAAGAAGTTTGAATCTTTTGCTATTGGATTGGATAAGTAAGTCTATTAATCTGTGGACATTGAACACTGCTTATTTATCATTAAATACTGGTCAATCTAGATATTTACTTAATTCTACAATTACAGATATTCTCCAGGTAAATTTACGACAATTTACGAGGCAATTAAATGGTACATCACAATCGAACACTGCAGCTACTTATGATAATGGCGGCGGTGGTAATCCTCTATTTGCTTTTGATGGTAATCCGACCACAGCCTGTACTCAGAACGTTGTTAACGGGAATATTTCTTACACGTATGGCGTCGGAATATCACAAACGATACTTTTTATAGGTGTGCAATCTAATACTACTACTTTGTACACATTACTTGTAGAAACTTCAAATGACAACGCTACTTGGACAACTTTATTAACTATTCCCCCTCAAATATTTACAGCAGGAATGGCAATATGGTTCGATGTCATATTACCAACAAGCAATATGACATTTAGAATTAGAGAAACAGGCGGTGCAACTTTAGATATTCAAGAAATTTATTTTACCAATAATGTAAGTGATTTGAAATTAAGTGCTGTTAGTAGAGATACCTATTTGTCATTTTCTCAAAAATTTATTCAAGGTAGACCGAGTTGTTATTATTTTGATAAACAAATTAATCCAATATTGAATGTGTGGTATCCTCCAACAAATAATTATAATGTTCTTCAATATTCTTACGTTAATATAATGCAAGATGCTGGGGGCTTCTATAATATAGCAGATATTCCATCTCGTATGCTTCCAGCTCTTACTTGGGGTTTAACTTGGTTACTTGCTATTAAATATAATCCACCACTTGCTGCTGATATGAAGAATGAATATGAGCAAGCGTTTAGCACGGCAACTGCTAATGATAGTGAGAATGTTGGTTTAACTATAAATTATGATATTGGCAGTTATTATGAGAATTGAGAAACGTAGGTATCAGTGTGATCGTTCTGGTGAAATATTTGAGAAACTGTATAAGCAGTTTGAATGGGCTGGTGATAGTAAAATATGGACAGGACTTTGGGTAGGGCAAAAATATTTAGATGTTCCGCAAGAACAACTTAGAACACCTATCATAAAAGCTGATCCATTCCCATTACCTAATCCTAAACCTCCTCAAGCGGGCGCTATGATAAATCCCAATGCTCCTACAACCACTTGGGAGGCGGTTGATTAATTTATAAATTATCGGGTTTAGAAAATGTCAGATCCAAATACAATAAGAATATTATCTATCGATGGTGGTGGAATGAGAGGTTATATTTCCACTAATTTTATGGAGTTGTTTGTTCAACAATGGGGAATAAACCCTAATCAAATTTGGAAATATTTTGATGTTATAACAGGTAGTTCTATCGGGGGAATTCAGGCCTTAGCATATTCAATAGGACTTGCTCCATCAGAAATTAATAGCTTTTTTACTGTTGATGGACCTTGGATATTTACAACAAGTACCTCAACACCATCTAGCCAGCCTTCTACCTTAACTAAAATTAATACAATTGTTGGAGGGCCTTTTAGCAACCCTACATTTTACCCTGGCACTACGCCAGGTATTGGTACTATGCGATTAAATAGTAAATTAACATCGGTATTTGGCACAAATACATTGCAAAATGCGTTAACTAATGTTGCTATAACTTCGTTTGAGAAGAACGATAGTAATCCTGATTTTTCTCAAACTACAAATACACCTGTTTATTTTTCTAACAGTAATATTGTTCCTATTTTATCAGGACAAAACAATTTAATGGTTGATGTTGCAATGGCGACAAGTGCAGCACCCTTGTATTTTCCATCATGGAATATTGGGATAGATTCTTATATTGATGGGGGTGTAACACAGAATAACCCAGCTTCATTTGGTCTTGCGATAGGTAAAGCACTTAAACCTACTGCCAATAGATTCTGTGTTTTATCAATAGGCACAGGACTTGGGGATGTTGGATTCCCCGCAACAACTACTTTAAATAAAGCTAAAAAAGAATTATTAGAATTAAATAGTGATCCTAAGGCTTATGGTGAAAAATGGAAATTGTCTAGCAAACAAGTTAATGGTTTACAAAGTGCTACTGCTAATTTAGGTGCGTTAGAGGGTGCTAATTTAATTATGTATTTACTAGGAGCTATGACTACTGGCCCTCAAGAAATTGCAGCACAAGAATTAAATATCGAGGCAAATTATACATTATCAAATTTGTATAATTATAGAATGCAATATTATTTACAACCTGATTTAGATACTGAACTTGATGATTCTACCCCTGCTATTTTAGCATACTATAAAAGTTCAGTTATTGAATATTTTAATAACGATATTGCTAATATAACTAATTTTATTGCGCATTTATCAGCATGAACTATGATGTTTTATATAATTTTATATCGCCTGTAACTGGTAGAGTTCCGCTTATCAAGGATTATATATTAATCGGTGGTAACGATAACTTTTCAATTATGTCGCCAACCCTAATTGATATACAACTTGATATTATTGATATTAGGCATGATTTTGACAACTTAGCGGCATCAAGTTTTATTATTGGTTTTCCAAATGCACAATTACCAAATAGTCAGGTTTTAAATTCTTTGGCAGATGGATTTATGTTTAATACTGGTGGTATTGTCAGTACTACTAATAATATTCCTTTACCTAGTTTACTTTATAATAATATTTGGGTAGGTGATGTAGATAATGTGGCTACGCCAACACCATATATTATTGCACAGAACGATAGTTCTTTTATTTTACAAGAGCCTAACGAGGATTTACCAAATGCTCAAGCTCTTAGTCAATTGTTAGGTGGTATATTAAAAAGCGCACCTTTAACTGGTGTTATTAGTATTGCTACACCAGACGTTGATTACGCCACAGTCGCTACACTAGAAGAACTTGCAGCAGAAGCAGCCGCATCTGCGGAAGAAGCTAGCGCAGCTGCCTTAGAAGCTACAACAGCGGCAGGCGAGGCTACAGCAGCGGCAGCAGAGGCTACAGCAGCGGCAGCAGAGGCTACAGCAGCGGCAGCAGAGGCGGGTTTATCTGCTGCAGGAGCTGGAATATCTGCTCTTGCAGCGGCGGCTTCTGCTTTAGCTGCGGGTGGTTCAGCTAGTAGCGCGTCTTCATCAGCATCTGACGCTAGTGACTCAGCAGATAACGCCAGTTCGAGTGCGACTGAAGCTCAAAATTACCTTAACACTCTCTTGAGTACTGGCTTGAATGCTCTGCCGTGTACTGGGGATGTATCTTTTCAAGGCTTTAAATTAATTAATTTGGGAACGCCAATAGTTGCAACAGATGGGGCGACAAAAGGGTACGTTGATACTGCTATCGGCAATGTTCCTTTAGCAAGTTTAACGTTGCAAGGTGATGTTACTGGTTCAGGACCTTTAAATGCCCCTGTTATTACTACTTTTACTAAAACATTAAATCAAATTACAAATGCAGGTAATGTTGATATTGCAAATTTTTTGTTAAATAATGTTTTAGATCCACTAAACCCGCAGGATGGGGCTACTAAAAATTATGTTGATACCAAAACGTGGTTAACTTCGCAAATTACTAATTTTGACAGCGCTGTTTTAGCATTTAATTTAAATCAATTTGCAGCTCCAACAGCCAGTGTTGATTTTAACAACAACAAATTAATTAACGTGCTTACACCAACTCTTAGCACTGATGCTGCAAATAAACAATACGTAGACTCAATCATTGCACCAACTCAATCAATTAGTTTATTGGGCGATATTATCGGTAGTGGACAAACAGGGACGCCTCTTGTCACGGCTTTAAATAGTTTGATTGATAGAACCACAAACCAAGTTTTTAATTTTACAGGATCTCCGACTAGTTTTAATTACGATTTAACTATTCCAAATAGCACTAATCAGACTGTGAAACTAAGGTTAAACAGAGCAAACACAGGTAATGGAGCTGGGTATGAGTTTCAATTTTACTCTCCTATTAATGGGGTGGATACCTTTACCTTAGGCTATAACTCAGGTTCA